GTTGAGACTGAACTATCTACAAATTCTATGGGCGGTACGGAAATGATGCGAAAGCGTCTAATCGATAACGTTGCAAAAGAATTACTAGAGCCATATGCAATTCACTTTTCACGTCCAAGGGATATTCCCACAGATGTTAAAAATATCATGTATTGCCACGACCTAGCGCACGATCCTGAAAACCAAATCTTGTTAGATGGTGGATACGATAAATTTGATCACTTTGTTTTTGTAAGTGCTTGGCAGCGTGATTCATATATTACGCTCTTTGATATTCCTTATTCTATGTGTTCTGTTATTCCAAATGCTATTGAAAAGCGTTATGAAGCAGAAGAGAAGAATACTGAAACGGTTCGATTCATCTATCACACAACACCACATCGTGGTCTAGAGCTTTTAGTTCCAATCTTTGATGCGCTATCAAAAGAGTATCCAAATATTCATCTTGATGTGTATTCATCTTTTGCTATCTATGGATGGTCTCAGCGCGATGAACCATACAAAGACTTGTTTACTCAGATCAATAATCATCCCAAGATGACTTATCATGGATCAGTATCAAACGATGAAGTACTAAAAGCCTTAGATAACGCGCACATCTTTTTGTATCCAAGTATCTGGCAAGAAACATCTTGTATCGCACTAATTGAAGCAATTAAAAGCGGTCTTGTATGTATTCACCCTAACTACGGTGCTTTACCAGAAACAGCAGCTAGTGCTACAATCATGTATGATTACGATGAAAATCCAACCAAGCATGCTAATCTAGCTTACGCAATTAGTAAAAGTGTCTTAGAACACCAGAAGAATGATCCTGCGTTTATCAACCGATTCACTCGATCTGATCGCTTTGGCCTTGTTCCCAACGACATTAATACGTTTTCTAACCTATGGACTAAACTCCTTAGGCAATCCGCAATCGATTAAAAATAACTGTTGACATTATAGCCTACATGGTTTATTATAGATCATGTAGGTTAAACAAATAATGAGAAATTAAATCATGGCAATCTTAGTAGATTACAACCAAGTTATCCTAGCTTCGCTTTTTGCAAGTATAGGCAATCACACTGACGTAGCGGCTGATGAGAATATCATCCGTCATATGTTCCTTAATTCAATTAGATCCAATCGTAAAAAGTTCTCAGCAGAATATGGCGAAATCATTATCTGTGCTGATGGCAAAAATACGTGGCGCAAAGAAGCATATCCATATTATAAAGCTAATCGTAAAAAATCTCGCGATACATCAGGCTTAGATTGGAATGCACTGTTCGGTATTATGAACAACCTTCGTGATGAGCTACGTGAATTCTTTCCTTATAAGGTAATTCATATTGATCGTTGTGAGGCTGATGATATTATTGGTACGATTTGTCACCAAGAAGGCACTGAGCTAAATATGGGTGCTGAAAAAATGCTTGTTCTTTCAGCTGACAAAGACTTCATTCAATTACAAACATATGCAAACATCGACCAATATGATCCTATTCGTAAGCGTTGGTTGCGTGATGATCGTGCAGATTTATATCTTCAAGAGCATATTCTAAAAGGTGATACAGGCGATGGTGTACCAAACATTCTTTCTCCAGATAACTGTTTAGCTATTGGCGAACGTCAAAAGGCAATGACTCAAAAGCGTCTAGCGTTGTACAAGCAAGGTCCTGAAGCTATGGATGAAGAAACTCTACGCAGATTCCATCGTAACAAAATGATGATTGATCTTAAAGAGATTCCTCAGAAATACCAAGATCTAATCAAAGCAGAATATAACGTAGAAAACACTGTAGGTCGTGGGCAACTATTTAACTACTTTGTTAAGAACAAACTCAAGCATCTAATTACAGATATACAGGACTTTTAAAATGGCAGTACGAATTTCTATTACCGAAATTATCACAGGTGCAGCTTCTAAGAAATCAGCCGCTGATAAAGTTGATTTTCTTAGAACAAATGACACACCTTCTCTTAGAGTTGTGCTAAAGTATACATATGATAAGAGTATTGAGTTTTTGATTCCAAATACTCCACCGCCGTGGGAAAAGAATCAGTACGAAGACGAAGCAAAAGCATTGCTTTATACAGAAGCTCGTCGTCTAAAGATTTTTGTTAAAGGCGGCGGGTATGACAACTTGAATCAAATCAAACGCGAACAACTGTTTATCAGCTTGTTAGAAGACGTAGATAATGATGACCCAGAAACTCTCTGCCAAATGATTACTAAGAAGCCTTTCAAAGGGTTATCTATGGCGACTATTAAAGAAGCATTTCCAGATCTAATTGTAGAGTAATAAGGGTACTAGAATGGGCGACAAAATCAAGAAGTTTCGCGAACGATATGAAGACGATGAGTGGGGTTCTGACGACGACAACCGCGGCAAGAGTAAAGAGAAAAAGAAGCGCCAGCGGGATGAATCTAGGAAGCACAAGTTCTCTGATCGATGGTTTGACGAAGATATGAATATTAAGCGCAAAAAAGACTAAAAAACTTGCAATTAAAGTGAATTAACTGTTGACACTACCTTTGGTTTGTATTATAATAGATATAAGAAATGAGGAAAGGGATTAACATAATCTAGTAAAAAAACTTGAAATTAAATCAAATTAATGGTTGACAAAGGTTTTAGAATAGGTTATAATAGTCTTACAAACACAAACCAAAGGATTACATCATGACTAAGTTCGCACAATTTGACAAAGTTACTCTTAAAGCTCTTCGCGCTGAAATGCAAGAAGTAATGAACAAGTACGCAGTTAAAGCAAATCTAGAAATTGAAGTTGGAAACATGAGCTTCTCAAGTGCAGAAGTTAATATCAAGGTAAGCGCTAAAGTTAAAGGTGCAGTTACTATGACTGACACGATGCTTATCTCCGCTGCTAAAAGCGCTGGTATTACTAATTTCAAGAATGCTAAAGGTGATCAATTAGTTAAGTACAACAGCCGTTCTTACAAGTACCCTTTTGTTTACTCAAAGGCAGATGGTAAAATGTACAAGTGTGATGGCGCTCAAGCAAAACGTTTGTTTGCTTAAGTTATAAGGAGGCTGTTAATTCAGTCTCCTTTTTTTATAGATATGAAATGAGAAGAAAGAATATATGATGAATATTAGTGACAAAGTGATCTTAGTAGATGTTGACGGCGTATTGCTTGATTGGATCTACGCATTTACACGGTGGATGGAACGCCACAATTACGAACAAATGAGTGGTACCGATGACGAGTACGATATTAGTACCCGATATGGTTTAGATAAAGTTGATAAAGAACGTGTTGTACGCATGTTTAATGAATCAGCTGGTATTCGTAAACTACCTCCTTTGCGTGATGCAATTAAATACGTTCGTAAATTGCACGAAGACCATGGTTATGTTTTCCGCGTAATTAGTTCTCTAAGCTTAGATACTTATGCAGGACATCTTCGTACTAAAAACCTCATTGAAATGTTTGGTCCAACTGTATTTGAAAGTTATGTGTATCTTGATACAGGCGCTGATAAAGATGAAGCGCTTGAACAGTATCGTGATAGTGGTTGTTTTTGGATTGAAGACAAAGCAGAGAATGCTGAACTTGGTATTGAACTAGGTTTAGAATCAATCCTTGTAGATCACACTTTCAATCAAGAATGCACAGTACAACGTGCAAAGAGTTGGAAAGAAATATACGGAATTATTACTGGGAATTAACCAGTGGACGGCAGGCTCGCATTATAAATAAAGTTATAATGCAGTTACATCATCTTTTAACTTGAAAGCTGACCTTGTATTATAGGTTGGCTTTTTTTATATTATAACAAAGGAGAATGTATGCCCATTTATACATTTCAAGATACAAATGTTACTAACGACCCGCTAGACAAAAATTCACGCGTTGAAATCTCAATGCGAATCTCAGAACTTGACAATTTCAAGCTCGAAAATCCCCACATGAAACAACTAATTGTGTCTGCACCATCTATTGGTGACAGTCATCGCCTTGGTCGAATTAAACCCGACGAAGGTTTTCGTGATGTTCTCAAAAACGTAAAGGCGCACCATCCAAGTTCACGAAAAAAGGACGGCGCGAAAAACACCATCAACACTTGGTAGTACACCAAAGGAGAGTTATCAATGGCAGCTAAGCAACGTAGGTTATCTCGTAGAGAAAAGCAACGACAAGAAAGAGATCAAGAACATATGGTCACTATTCTGAATGCAAATTTTGGAATGCAAGAGATACGACCAATGACTAGAACTCAATCCGATATGTTTGAATCGTACAAAGAAGGATACAACATAGCAGCTATCGGAACCGCAGGTACAGGTAAGACAATGTGTGCAGTATATCTAGCACTACAAGATGTGATGAAAAAGGGTGGATACGAAAAAATCATCATAATTAGATCAGCAGTACAAACTCGAGAGCAAGGGTTTATGCCAGGAAGTAAAGCTGAAAAAGAAGCTTTGTATAGTGTTCCTTATTCGGACATCATTAACGATCTATTTGGTCGCAAAGATGCGTATAAGATTCTAGAACAAAAAGGCATGATTGAGTTTATGACGTCTTCATTTGTACGAGGACTAACATTCGATAACGCAATTATTATCGTAGACGAATGCCAGTCAATGACATACCACGAACTCGATACTATCATTACCCGCACAGGCGAAGGATCAAAGATTATTTTCTGCGGTGACACGATGCAAAACGACCTTTCAATATCACGCAACAAAGCAGACGTCTCTGGTCTTGCGCAATTCTTAGGTGTACTTAAGAGAATCAATTCGTTTGAGACTGTTATGTTTACGCCAGAAGATGTTGTAAGATCAGGTCTTGTAAAAGAATATATACTAGCAAAGGAGCGGTTCTTAGAATCTGCTGCAGCATAAATAGTATCATGGGAATGGCCTTGGGCCATTCTCACTTTTAAAGGAAAGAATGATGTCCCTAGTAACAACTTCAGCACATAAACACATCGGGCATGCTAGTAAAACTCCGAATCCATTCCACCAGACTAACTACGTTGCTTCTCAAAGTGCTGTAACATGCGGCGGCTTTCCTGTAATTACTGCAGGCGATGCAACTGCATGCGGTGATCCTGTAGTTGGGGTTTCATCTAAAGTAACTGTTGGTGGTAAAGGTGTTCATAGGTTAGGTGATGCAACAAGCGGCCACGGCAGCTGGGTTGCAAACGCATCTGCTGGCGGACATCCTCAAGTAGACGCAGGCTAGCATGGCTAATCCAGACTATGCAACGCTATTAGCACTAATAGCGGCAGAAACAGACCCAACAATCAAAGCTCAATTAGAAGCACAATGCTATGTGTTTACCGAGGAGCTAACAACAGACGACATAGAGCTTTTTGAATATTGCGCGTTTGACTACATTGAAAACAACCCAGGTTATATTGCAGGAGCAGGCGATACTGGTATATACGTGTTACCAGACTATGTACTCGATGGTTATATAAATATAGCATCAGAAGCTGGGTTGTACATGGAAGCGGGATACGCATTAGACGGATACGTTGAAATTATAGCATCAGAATCTAATTCAGGATTTAGTTCATACGCAGGCGTATACTACAATAATAACGGGGAAACGACGTAATGGCAATTACAAAAAGAAGCGATAAAGGTTCAGCCTTAACGTATACAGAGATGGACGATAACTTTGATGCGATCGCTCCTCGTTCAAGTGAAAGCGGATCAGTTCAGATTCCAGCTGGTACTACTGGCGAAAGAGATGTTGCGCCTGCAGTTGGTATGTTCAGATATAACGAAGATACCAATGCGTTTGAAGGTTACCAAAACGGTGCTTGGCAAGGTATCGGCGGTGTTGGTAGTGGTGATGTAAACCAAAACGCGTGGACCACTATAGCAGTAGCAGGCCAAACTAATGTAGTAGCAGATGCAGCAACAGACACTGTAGAAATTATTGCTGGTACTAATGTTACAATAACAACTGACGCGCTAAACGATACAATTACTATTAACTCAGCTGGTGGTGGCGGAGATTTTGACGGAGCTTATTCTAGTTTATCTGGCATACCTTCTTCTTTCCCTCCAAGTGCTCACAACCAAGCATGGGGAACTATTACTGCAACTCCAACAACACTCGCAGGATATGGTATTACTGATGGCGCTACTGGTGTTCAAGGTATCACGGGTGTTCAAGGTGTTGAAGGTTCTCAAGGTGATATCGGACCTGACGGAGCACAAGGTACTAACGGAATTGGCATTGGCGGTAACCAAGGTGTACAAGGTATTCAAGGCGAAGTTACCGGTGTAGTCGGACCACAGGGTACTCAAGGTATTATTGGTTCAGGTACTCAAGGTACTACAGGAGCAACAGGATTTGGTGCTGAGGGTTCACAAGGTGCTCAAGGCGCAAACGGTTTCCAAGGAGCAGGCGGCAACGAAGGAGATCCAGGAGATCTCGGTAACCAAGGCGTTCAAGGATCTGCAGGATCTGTTCAAGGCTTACAAGGTACACAGG